GGCCCCCGGCCAGGGCTTCCAAACCCCGGAGGCGGTGGCGGTCTACTCCCACGAGGGCATGGGGGCCATGAGCCGCACCTTCCACACCCTTTACCGCAGCCGTCTGGCCCGGGGCGAATGGCGGGACAGGCCCCGGCCCATCCTCATCAACAACTGGGAGGCCACCTACTTCAATTTCGACGAGGACAAGCTGGTGTCCATCGCCCAGGCCGCCAAGCGGGACGGCGTGGAGCTGTTCGTGCTGGACGACGGTTGGTTCGGCGCCCGCCGCAGCGACCACGCGGGCTTAGGCGACTGGATCGCCAACCCGGAGCTCCTGCCCCAGGGGATCACGGGGCTGGCCGAGCGTATCGAGGCGCTGGTGGCCGCCGGTAAGCTGACGCAGGCGCAGGCGCAGGAGATTATGAAAGAGGAGTGATAAGAATGCCGGACAAATGCCCCGACAATCCGCGCGATTGCCCGCTGCTGCCGCGTGTAGAGGCGCTTGAGCGGGACAGCGTCCACAACAAGGAGGCGCACAAGGAATTTTACGCGAGGCTGGACGACTCGCATACGTCCGTGGCCGTGATAGAGCAGCGGCTGGAGCAGATAAAGGAGGATACGGCAGAAATAAAAGAGGCCCAGCAGGCCGTGAAGGCCTCGGTGCAGGAGCTCAGGGACAAGCCCGGACGCCGCTGGGACAGCTTGGTGGACAAGGCTATCTGGGCCGTGGCCGCGGCAGTTATAACATACCTGCTCGCAGGAGCGGGACTGTAGAAAGGAGACAACATGACAGACATCACACCGATAATCGAGGCCGTGATCGCGCTTATAGGCGCGGTGATAACGGCGGTAATCATCCCGTACATACGCAGCAGAACCACGGCCCAGCAGCAGGACGAATTATACGCCTGGGTTAAAATAGCTGTCCTGGCCGCGGAGCAGCTTTATAAAGGCTCGGGCCGCGGCAGCGAGAAGAAAGCCTATGTGCTGGAATGGCTGAATGACCACGGCGTAACGGTGGACGAAGGCAAGCTCAATGCCATGATAGAAGCGGCGGTGCTCGAGCTTAACAACGGCATTTTCAAGTAATCTATTTCCGAAAGGGGTTATTAAAATGGCAGGATTCAGAAACACAGAGTACAAAGATAGCTGGGAGAAGAAAATCCCGAATACCAATCGTGAATATGCCGACGGTACATACTTCGAGGCGGGCGATAAGTACGTGGTCTATGACGGGGCGCAGAACCTCATGGGGTACGTGAACAAAAACGGCACCTTTACTACCGATGGGGGCGAGCTGACGGAGTGCAAGGCAACCTTCCTGCGCACGGCCAAGGCCGAGCTGGTAAAGCAGGGGCTCGTCGCAACGCTGTCGGGGAACGAGCTGTGATACGGGGCATAGATACCGCGACGCGGCTGAGCGCCGAGAAGTGCAAAGAGCTCAAAGCCGCGGGGGTGGAGTTTGTGGGGAGGTATCTTGTGCCTCCCCGGGGCAGCCTCAAATGGAAAGCGCTTACAAAGGCAGAGGCTGTAAACATATCCGCCGCCGGCATGAAAATACTCTGCGTCTGGGAAACGACAGCCGACAGAGCCAAAGGCGGGGCCGCTGCGGGAGCCAGGGATGGCGAACAGGCCCTCAAGTGCGCCCGTGACATCGGTATGCCCGACACGGGGATAATCTACTTTGCCGTGGACTTCGGGGCCCAGAGCGCGGATATGGACGCCATAGCGGCGTATCTGAGAGCGGCGCGGACGCAGACGGCGGAATATGATATCGGCGTGTATGGCTGCTTTGGCGTGGTCGAGGCGATGGCACAGCGTAAGGCCTGTACGCACTTCTGGCAGTGCGTGGGCTGGAGCTATGGGCGGAAGAGTCCCGCGCTGAATGTGTATCAGTCAATGTGGAGCCATCCCCTTTGCGGCATCTCCGTGGACGACGACGAGTGCGAGGACATGGACGCGGCGGGTATATGGGATTATGAGGAGGAGAATATGACCGGAGAACAGATTTACAGGAAGCTGAACGACTACCTTGCGTCTCAGGAGGCGCCGGAGTGGGCGAAGGAGGAGCTGGACGAGGCGGTGGCGATGGGCGTCACCGACGGCGAGCGCCCGATGCAGCTGGTGCCGAGGTATCAGGCGGCGATTATGGCCAAGCGCGCCGCGGAGAAAAGATGAAATCGGTAACGCGCTGTCTGTTCGTGACGACGCAGCTTGCTGCGCTGTGCTGGGTGAGTGTGTCGTACCTCATCGCGGCATACGCAACGGTGCGTCTGGGGCAGGTGTTTCCGGTCACGGAGCTGAGCCAGCAGGCGATAACGACGATTTTGGGCGTCAACGTGCTCAAGGTGGTGGAGAACATCTTTGAGCACAACGACGGGCCCGTGTTTGGACGCAGCAACGGCAGCAGCGGCGGGGAGGACGGCGGGAGCATTTAGACGGAAGGGAGGACTGAGGCTTTGAGAGTAAACGAGGCCATATCGCTGGCGGACGGGCTCAGGCCGAACGCGCTGGGCGAGGAGATAAAGGCGCGGTGGCTGCGGGAGCTGGACATGCGCATAGCGGAGATGCTGAGGCTCGACGCTCCGGCGGAGGATGACGGCGGAGCGGAAAAGGGCGGCGCTGGGGGCCATGGCGGCACAGGAGTGAAGCTGCGGGAGGGCGTTGACATTGACACCGACACGCCCGAGACGCCGGAGTGGCCGCGGGCAATGGTCTGGCCGGAGGAGGATCCCGAGCTGCTGCTGCCGGACGGGAACGGGCTTGTATACGTCTATTACCTCGCGGCGCAGACAGATTATTTCAACGAGGAGGCCGAGCTTTACGCCGGCGACAGCGCGCGCTACAACGCGGCGATGGCCGAGGCGGGGGCGCAGTGGCGGCGGGAGCACGCTCCCAGGAAAAGAAAGGGCTGGAGGGTGATGTGAAATGCTGAGACTGCCGGAGACGCCGCCGAGGCGGAAAATGGGCGCGGAAATAACGGAGATGCGCGGGCTGTGGCTCGGCGACGGGGCTCAGGCCGGAGATCTGGCCGACAGCGAGGGCATTTCAACGCGCCGCTGGCCCTGCCTGAGCCCGCGCAGGGCCAGGCAGAGGCAGGAGGGATACGACGGCTGCACGGCGCTGACGGGCTGGGACAGGCTCATAGCGGTGCGGGGCACGGACCTTTTGTGCGCGGGGGAAAAGGTCGGGACGGTTTCGCCGGGGGAAAAGCAGTTCGCGGTGGTGAACACAAGGCTGGTTATATGGCCGGACAAGCTGAGTCTGGATCTGAAAACGCTCAGGCTCTCGGCAATGGAGGCGAGGGTCGAGTGCACGGGCGCCGAGTTTGAGACCGGCAGCGTGAAGCTGTCCGGCTGCGGGGACATGACGGAGCTTTTTTCCGCGGGGGACGGGGTGAGCCTGTCCGGATGCGTGAAGGAGGAGGGCAACAACAAGGACTTTGTCATAAAGCAGGTCACGGCCGACACCATTACAGTGACGGACAAGACTTTTACAAAGGCCTCCGAGAGCGGAGCGCTGACGATAAAGCGCAGCGTTCCGGACATGGACTTTATCTGCGAGAGCGAAAACCGCCTGTGGGGCTGCAGCAGCGGCGCGCAGACCATATACGCCAGCGCGCTGGGCGACGTGAACAACTTCAACGTCTTTCAGGGCGTGAGCACGGACAGCTTCGCCGTGGCGGTGGGCAGTCAGGGAGATTTTACGGGCTGCTGCCGGCTGGGCAGCAGCGTTCTGTTTTTCAAGCAGGACACGCTGCACAAGATCCTGGGCAGCTATCCGGCGGAATACTGCATGTACAGCTATGTCCTTGAGGGGCTGCGCGCCGGCTGCCACAAGACGATGCAGGTAATAAACGAGGTGCTGTTTTACATGGGCGCGCACGGGGTGTACGCCTATTCGGGCGGCTCGCCCTCGCTTGTGTCGGCCGGCTTCGGACAGCTGGAGAACGTGCAGGGAACGGCTGGCAGCGACGGGGAGCGGTATTACCTGTCCTGCGCGGACGCTTCAGGAGACTGGCGGCTGCTGGTTTACGACACGCGCGCGGGGCTGTGGGTGAAGGAGGACCGGCTGCGCTGCGTGGACTTCGCGCGCGTGGGGCAGGGGCTGTATTTCCTCGACGGGGACGGGGCGGTGTGGCTGGCGGACTCGGGAGAGGATGACCCTGGGCTGGAATGGTCGGCGCAGTACGCCCCGTTTTACGAGACGGCGCAGGGGAAGAAAAGGCACTCAAGGCTCATACTGCGGCTTGAGCTGCCGCGCGGGTCGTATATGAGGGCGGAGATACGCTGCGACGGCGGACGCTGGCGGGAGGTATGGCGCGCTTACGGTACGGGTCAGGCGCTTTTGCGCGCGGCCCTGCCGCCGGCGCGCTGCGACCGCTTTGAGCTGAGGCTGTCGGGGCGGGGGCCCTTCGCCCTGCTGAGCATGACGAGGCGCTTCGCCGTGGGAAGCGAGGTGTGAGGCATGGCGGTATTTCCCGAGAGCATGGACAGGCTGGACGTGAAAAACAGCGCCGCGGCGCTGTCCGTCATAGAAAACTACATCCGCTATATGTGCGAGCGCACGGAGTTCGCCGTGACGGGGGTGACAAGGAACGTCAGCGCCGCGGGGGTGAGCAGCGCGGAGATATACATACTTTTGCAGGCGCAGGGGCAGACGCTCGCGGCGCTGGAAAGCGCGCTGGGACAGGCGCAGGGAAAGCTTACGGCGCTGGAGCGGGAGCTGCCGGAGCTGAGGACGGCGGCGCTGGAGACGGCGCAGGCCATTGCGGCGCTGACAGAGCGGACGCAGGCGGCGGAGGGCGCTCTGGCCAGGTTACAGGAGGGTACGGCGGCGCTGGAGGCGAGAGTCGCGGCGCTGGAGACGAGGGAGGAAGCAAATGGCTAAAAGCATATACGACATGAGCGACGACGAGCTGCGCGCGCAGGCGAAGCAGAACTCGGCGAACTGGGCGGGCTCGGACGCGGGGACAAGGAACGCGCTGCACGAGCAGAACGTGGCGATAAACGCCCTGCTGGACAGCAGGACCGGCAGCCGCAGCAGCTATAACCCCGACACGGGCGTATGGAGCGTGACAAAGGGCTCGGGCGGAGGAAACAGGGGCTCGGGCGGCTCCGGCGGGGGAAGCGGGGGGAGCGGAGGCTCGGGCAGCGGATATTCCGGCGCGGGCTCAAAGGGCTATGACGACAACCCAGGCTTTGACTACGGACAGTACATGGGTAAGCTCATGGACAGCCAGAGCACGGACTATGACTACCTTGAGCGGCTTCTGGGCGAGAGAATAAACAAGGCCGTGAACACATCGGGGCTGGGGCAGTACGCCGAGGACGAGGTCACGGCGCGGGTGAGAGACTATATCTCCCGCGGGCGGCAGGAGCAGCAGCAGGCGCAGGCGCAGCAGTGGCAGCAGTATTACGAGGGCCTCATAGCCGATTTTGAGCAGAAAATGCCGGAAGCGCCGGTATACGAGCGGTCGGACTGGGAGAGGACGGCGGACACGCTGGCAAAGGCGGCGCTGGACATGAAATACGACGACTGGCTGGAGAGCGGGCAGTATGAGGCTCTGGCCGACCGCTGGGGCAGCCAGGGCAAGCTGAGCATGCAGGAGCTGCTGGGACAGATAAGCAGCCGCACGGGCGGGCTGGCGAGCTCCTACGCCACAACAGCGGCGCAGCAGCAGTACAACGATTACATGGCGCAGCTTGAGGACGCGGCGCGGCAGATGTACGCAGGTGAGCGCAGCGACGCCATAAGCAGAGCCCAGCTTGCCTACAATATGGGGCAGGGGGAATACCAGAAGTACCTCGACCAGCTGGCGCAGTACAACAGCGACAGAAGCTACGCCTTCGACACGCTGTCCCAGGCGCTGGCGCAGAGCAATTACGCGCAGCAGTGGCAGAACACATTGCAGCAGCAGGAGCTGGAAAACCAGCGGTACGGCGACGAGACACAGTACGCAAGAGATCTGGAGAAGGCGCAGCTTTTAGCCGCGGCGGGGGACTTTTCCGGATATGCCGCGCTGGGCTATACGCAGGAGGAGATCGCGCGGCTGACCGCCGCGGCGGCTGCGCCCTCCGGCTCGGGCGGCTCGGGAGGTTCCGGCGGCGGAGCGGGCTCCGGCGGCGGGACGCTGAAGCTGAGCGTGGCAAAGGAGTACGCCAAGCAGGGAATATTCACGCCGGAGGTGCTCGAGGCGCTTCGCGCGGCGGGCTACAGCGACGAGTACATGAGCAAGGCATGGGGATATGTGCCCGAGGGCAGCGGCGTGGGCCGCGGGGCGCTCATGGGCGCGGCGCGGGGCGCGGCAGACGGGCGGGACTCCGGCGGCGGCGAAGCGTCAAACGGGGTGCTCAACGGGCAGTCGGCAAACTGGATAGAGGTGCCGGGCTACGGCAGGATAAGCTGGGACAGGCTGGAGGAGCTGCTTAACATGGGGCTTGTCAGGGAGGACGTCAGCGCCAACGGGGCGAGAAGATACGCTGCGGTGAGGTGACAATCTCCCCCGCGGCGTCGCAAGCTCCATATCCCTCGCTTCGCCGCAGGCGGCAAAGCTCGCTCATTCCGCTGCTCCGCCTTTTTCGGAGAACACCCGCTTCGCTGGGCTGTTCTCCGATGAGACGGGGATGCGGGGCCGAAACTCCCCTGCGGATGAAGGAAAAAGAAAAAATGACAGGAGGACGGGAAAATGACGAGAGAGGAATTTTTGCAGCGGCGGTACGCCGAGGACAGGGTCGAGGAAGCCGCGCGGGAAAAAAAGCGCGCGAGCCTCGGGGAAGGAACGCGGGCGGGCGCTCTCCCAGGAGCGGCGGCGGGCGCGGCGGCGTATAACAGGCTGACGGGCACAAGCCCGATGCTGAGCAACGATGTCGGGGCGTCACGCGGGCCGAGAGGGCTTGCCGCGGGCTCGGACATTCTGGCATATCAGGCGCAGCAGGAGCGGCAGGCACAGCAGCGGGCGCGGGACATGGCCGCGGAGGAGCTGAAAAGAGCAATCACGCCGCGGTCCGGAGGCGTTGTGCATGACGGAAGCTACGGCGGGAAGCTGAGAACGCAGGGCTCCAGCTGGCAGCCGGAGGAAGCCGTCGCGGCCCCCAGCCCGTTTCTCGGGCGGCTGAGCACAGGCAGCGACATTATGGCGCAGGAGCGGGAGCGGGAGCTGGCGGGGCTCGAGGCGCTGAAAAGAGCGGCGGAGGAGGCCGCGGGGCTGTATGAGCAGGCCGAGGCGGAGCGGCGCGACAGCATTATGCCCATAGTCAGCGATCTGGGCGCTTACACGGCGCGGCAGGAGTCGGAGCGCAGGCTCGGGGAGCTGGCCGCGGCGAAAAGAAACGCGGAGCGCGAGTATAAGGACAGGGCGCGGGAGCTGGGAGAGCTGCCGGGGCTGGGGGAGAGAGCGCTGAAAACCCTCTCGGGAGCGGGGAAGCAGTATCTCGGCTCGACATGGGACGCGGCAGGGGCCCTTATGCCAAACGGCACGGCGATGGGGCAGGTGTATTCCGAGCAGCTTGAGAGCCTGTACGGAGAAAGGCAGCGCACGGAGGAATGGCTCAAAAGCCCGGAGGACGAGGACGAGCGGCGGCAGCTTGAAAACCGTCTGGCCTCGCTGAACGAGCAGATAGCGGTGTATGAGGCGTCGGCAAGGGCGAACGCGGGCGTGAGCGCGGCGGCTCGGGACGCGGCGGCGGAGATAACGCGCTCCGGCGCGGCGGATATAGAGCGGGCCAAGACCGGAGCCTCAGCCGGCGGACGCCTGCTTGTGGGCGCGGGAGCGGCGGGGGCGCAGATGCTCGGGGACATCGCCATCGGCGCGGCGACGGGCCTCGGGAACATGGCGCCGATGATGGCCAGAAGCTTCGGCGGCGGCACGCAGGAGGCGCGGGAGAAGGGCTACACACAGAAGCAGCAGATAGCGCTGGGCGTATCCTCGGCGGCGACGGAGTATCTGAGCGAGAAGCTTTTCGGCGGCAACCCTGTTTACGACGCGGACGCGGGGCTTGTGAGCCGTCTGGCGGGGAAGCTCTCGCACAATGACAGGCTGCTGGAAATGCTGTCCTCAAGGCCGGCGGAGACGGTGTATGAGGGCCTTGAGGAGATAGTATCCGACCTGCTCAACCCCGTGGCGGAGCAGATAATAGCGGGGCGGCACGACGAGCTGACGGCGGAGGAGCTGATAACGGACGGGATAGTGGGCATGATGCTGGGCGGCGTGGGCCAGGGCGCGAACGCCATCGGCCTGCCGGGGACGCAGAAGGCCGGCGAGCGCGCGGCGGGGCGCTTCTTTACCAATATGGGCGGGGAGGCCGTCAGCGCGGTCATAAGCGAGGGCATGGACAGCTCGCCGGGGACGAAAAGCCGGACGCTGGCCGAGCAGCTCAAGGCAAGGCTGGACGCGGGCGAGAAAATAAGCCCCGCGCAGCTCGGACGGCTGTACAGGGCAAACGTGGAGGCCATTGATGCAGAGACGGCGGCGGGCACGGCGGAGACTGCCAACGCCCAGACAGAGGGCCACGCCTACGATGGCGATTTGCACGGCGGAGTGGACACCGCCGACATGAGCGCGGCACAGGCAGCGGGGAATGTAAAGGGCGACGCGGGCGCGGAAAACGCGGTGCAGGCGGGCAGGGCCACGACGATTTTGAACCCTTACGAGGGGGAAAAGCCGCAGTACACTGCCCCGCAGAACAGGGTAACGCCCAGCATAGAGGGAAAGAGCCTTGCGGACGCGGAAACGAGGATATCAGAAGCCCGAGCGCGGGAACAGAATGACGGACGCAGTTTCAGAAAAAATCTGACAAATCTATATGAGCAGATTTTCAGCTCTCAGGGCGGCAGCAGGGGCATAGCCGTCAACGGCGCAAGCATGGACGGCAGGGCCTACGTGGTCACGCTCAACAAAGGCGCGATAGGCAAGATCATATCCGACAAAAACATCTCCCCGCAAAAGCTCGCGGTTCTTGACGCCATTGACGACGTTATAGAGAACGGCGAGTATGTGGGGAGCGGAAAGTATGTCCAGAAGGGCGGAAAGCAGAAGGATACGATACGTTTTGATTACTTTGAAACGCCGGTGGTCATAGACGGACAGGCCTACACGGTCACATTTGACGTGGAGGTTTTCCCCTCTACCAACAACTACAGGACGCACAAGGTGATAAATGAAATGGACATTGTTTCCAATAGCCTCACCGACACAGGTACTCACCTGCCGCAGGGCCTATCGGGACAACGTCCATTTACGGGTGATAGTATAGCACTAAACGCCGAAGATGTCAATGCAGGAGCGGAGAACAAAACAGACGCCCCCGCAGCAATCAAGACCGGGGTGCCCGCTCAAAGCGGGATTACCGGGACTGCGGAAACGTCTGCCCCCAAGATAGCACAAAGGAGCGGCGGCGTCAAGAGCGGGGAGAAAAAAGACGACGGGCGGCTGGGCCCCGTGGGACGGAAAACGGCGCGAAAGTTTTACAACGGCGGGCCGGCGGACAGCTATTACGCGGAATTTACCGCGTATTATCAGGCGGGGCTGACGGGAGCGGGGCCGGAGACGGTCAGGAGCAGCTACGCGGGGACGCTCAACAGCGCGCAGAGGCAGGCGGCCTATCTTGCGGGGCAGACGGACGCGCAGAACAGGGCCGGAGCGGATACACGCAGCGATTCCCGAAGCAAGGCGGAGCCCGGCGCGGAAAAAAGCGGCGGCACAGCCGCGGCGGAAAACAGGGGCGCAAGCCCGACGGACACGCGGGAGAGCGGGCGGCGGCTGAACGTGGACGAGGAGACCGTGAGGCAGGCCGTGCGGCTGTCCGAGGCGACGGGGCGGCGGATAGTGTTCTACGAGGGGGCCGCGGGGGAAAACGGGTATTACGGCGGCGGCACGATACACGTAAACGCCAACAGCGCGCGGCCGTCCGCGCAGATAATAGCGCACGAGCTGACCCACAGCATAGAGGGCGGCGAGGGCTACGCGGGGCTGAGCGAGCTTGTGCTGCGGCGGATAGAGCGGCAGGGCGGCGACCTTGAGGCGCTGCGCAGGGAAAAGGCGGAGCTCTACGGGCGCGCGGGGCACCCGCTGGAGAGCGCGGCGGCCGTGGACGCCGAGATAGTGGCGGAATACGTGGAGCGGAGCCTGCTGACGGACGAGCGGAGCATACTGGCGCTGGCGCGGGAGGACAGGACGCTGGCACAGCGGATACTCGGCTGGCTGGACAGGCTGCTGGCGAAGTTAGGCAACGGAGCGGCGCAGGAGCGGGTATTTGTCCGGCAGGCGGCGGAGCTCTACCGCGGCGCGCTGGAGCAGACCGCGGGGGAGGCGCGGCCGGAGACGGACACGGCGCGGCGGGGCGACGATTATCTGGCCCAGCTCGGCGACAGATACTCCGCGGGGGAAATCTCCGAGGCGGAATACGACAGGCTCTTTGACGAATACTACAAGGGCGGCAGCGAGACCGCGTACAGCATCGAGAGAACGACGGACAACAGGCCGTTTGTGGAGGTGGAGCGGGATATACTCGCGGGAGTGCCGAAAAGCCAGTGGGTAAGCGTCGTCAAGGAGAACCTGAAGAAAAAATTTCCCGACGGTATCACCGTGGGAAACAATGAAATTAAAATTAACCAGCAGAGCCGGAATGAAATGACATACTCCGGTTACATGCAGTGGCTATCCAGTAACAATCCGGCGGTGCACTCGGACAAGCTGCGGGCCACCGACAACGCCGGAGAGATGGTGCGCGCGGCGACAGACTGGGTAAACGAGGGACTTAACCACCCGCGCAGGGACAGCATAGCGGATTTCGCGAGGGGCAGCGTGCTGCTGCGCATCGGAGAGAGAGACTACAGCGCCGACGTGGTGGTGGGAACACGGAAAAACGGCGGCATGATACTGTATGACGTGCTGAATTTACAGCCGGCCTCGTTTACAAAAAAAGAGACCGACGCAGTGAATACCAAGAATCCGTCACCGGAAGCCGATAGCAGCACTGCGCCGCTCTCCGCGGATACTGTAGCACAGTCCGGCGGAGCTGTCAAGGGTCAGGGCGGAAAAAATCCCACCGGCGGGGCGCGGTACAGCATCAGCGAGACGCGGGACGGAATCGAGGCGTATGAAACGAGCGAGGAGATCCGCCGGATGCCGTACAGGCAGCGCATGGAAGCCTTTATGGACATCATGCGCAGCGAGTACAGAGGGCGCACCGCCAAATTCGTCGGGGCAAACGGAGAAGTTTATTACGCGAAATTTGACGGGGCAGATTTACGCAAGAATATATACGGGGACAAAAAATCCTCTCCGCGAGGCTGGCGGGCAAAGATAAACACCGGCGCAGACGGAAATATTTTCGAGCTTATAGAAAACGCGAGGCACAGCGGGAGCAGCGCGGAACAGGGCAAACACACGGCGGCGCACCGGGGGCTGACCGGCTGGGAATACTTTGTGAAAACCGTACAGATTGACGGAAAAATGTATGACCTGCTGGCGAACGTGAGAAAAAAGCCGGAAGGAGAATATGTGTACTCCATCCAGCTTGGCGAAAGCAAAAATGAAGCATCCGCGCTACCCCGTCAGTACCAGAATGGTACAGCTAAAGCGGAAAACCGCCCTGTTAGGGTGCCCACGGATGCTTCTGAGGCTACTATACGCGAAAGCGGCGGGGATGTCAAGGGGCAGGGCGGAAAAAATCCTTCCGGCGGGGCGCGGTACAGCATCAGCGAGGACTACGCGCAGGAAGTAGACTCGTGGGACAGGGCCGGCAGGCCGGAGGGAGAGCGATTCATTCTTGGCAGCACCGGAGCGGTGCTACAGGGGCTGGGCGCTATCGAGAGCGACATCTACATGAACGGCGACAAAATCAGCGCCATTCTGGAGCAGCATACGGAAATGAGCATCAGGGAAATACAGCGTATTCCGGAGCTGCTGGAGGATCCGACCCTTATCCTGAAAAGTAAAGGCACAAATCAGCGCGGCCAGAATACCCGCCTTGCGATTTTCGGGTCTATCAAGGCCAAGAACGGACAGCCCGTTATGTGTGTGCTTGACATACGGCCAGTAGAGGGGCGGCTTGTGGTCAATGATATGCAAAAGGTCAACAGCGCCTACACAAAAAACAACCCCATTAGATTCATTGCCGGCAGCGAGGTCATGTTTGCGGACGAAAAAAGAACCATCCCGCTGCTTCGGACAATGGGCTTGCAATCACGTCCCATCGAACTGCAGCGGAGTGGCTCTGTGGGCAGTATATCCTACAACAGGCAGAATGTCAAGCTGTCGGGCGTGCCTTTTTCCGAGGTGGTGGGAACTTCGGAGGCGTACGAGGGACGGCGGTACAGCGTGGATGAAAGCGGAGCGGCGGAGCGGCGCGCAGAGGCGGTGGAGAGACTGCCGGCAAAGGCGCGCGGCTATCTGGACAGGGCGGAGCGGAAGCTGACGCGGAAAATAGCGCAGGCGCTGAGCGTGCCGGCAGCGGCGCAGAGGACGTACCTGAAGGACATAGCGCGGGAGATAAGCGAGCAGTACCTGAGCGACGGGAGGATATCCGACGAGACCATAAACAGCCTGTTCGAGCGGGCATACGACAGGAGCGGGACGGCGCGGGAGACGCGCAGCGCTCAGGACGCGCGGGATTTTAAGGAATGGGCGCGTCGGGACTTCGACAGCGCCATAGGCGACATGCTCGGCGAGCTGCGCACGGTGCGGCGCTGGACGCAGGAGCGGCAGGCGAAGCGGGAGGCTCCGGCGATTGAGAGCCTGGAGCAGGTGGAGCAGGCCTACGCGCTGCTCAAGGACGCGCGCAGGCAGAGCGAGAAGGCCACGGCGAAAAACCTGCTGACAGAGCACGACGAGGCTCTTGTAAGCGCGCTGCTGGCCGGCAGAATGGAGCTGCGGCACCTTGACCCGAAAACGGACAACGTCAGGGGCGTCACGGAGGTATATAAGGCGCGGCAGGAATACGAGCGGCTGGCGGGGCAGCTGCGGCAGTGGAACGCGAGCCGGCGCGCGCAGCTGCGGGAGCAGGCGGACGCGCACCTGAAAAACGCGAACGGGTGGAAGGACAAGAAGGCGGGCATACTCTACTCGCGCGAGACGATGGAGAGAAATATACGGGACATCGTGAAGGACAGCGCGGAGGCCGAGAGCATCATACGCGAATATTTCACGCCGGTACACGAGGCGCAGGCGGAGTCCACGAGGCTGAAAAACCGCATGAGGGAGCGGGTGCGGGCGCTGGGGCTGAGCACGAAGGAAACGGCCGCGATGAAGAAGGCGGGGAAGGTATCCGAGGCCCACGCAGTGCAGCTTTTGGGCGAGGCCACGGACAACATCAGGTCTCTGGAAAAAAGCACGAGGCGCATGGCGCAGCGGGACGGGAAAACGCTGGAGGAATGGCGCTCGGTGGTGCGGGAGCTGTGGGCGCAGAACCCGCAGCTTGACAGGGGGAAGATAGAAGGGGCCGTGGAGGAATTCCGCAGGATCTATGACGAGCTTTTCCGGAGCATGAACGAGGCGAGGATAAGAAACGGCTATGAGCCGGTGAATTACCGCAGCGGCTATTTCCCGCACTTCCAGCCGGGGGAGGGAGACGGAATCATGGGGCTGTTCGGCAGGGCGCTGGGCATACGCACGGACGTCACGGCGCTGCCGACGAGCATAAACGGGCTGACGCACACCTTCCGGCCGGGCATACAGTGGTTCGGCAGCGCGCAGGAGCGGCTGGGCTTCAACACGGTCTACGACGCTGTGGAGGGCTTCGACCGCTACATAGAGGGCGTGGCCGACGTCATATACCAGACGGACAACATACAGCGCCTGCGCGCGCTGGCGCAGCAGATAAGATACCGCACGGGCGACGAGGGGCTGCGCCGGCAGATAGACGAGATAAGGGCGGACGCGGGCCTGAGCGAGGAGGACAGGCAGAGCAGGATAGACAGGATACACGAGAACGGGCGCTTTACGCTGTCAAACTTCGTGGTGGAGCTGGAGGAATACACAAACCTGCTGGCAAACAAAAAGAGCGGGTTCGACCGCGGCACGGAGCGGCTGCTGGGGCGCAGAATATACAACACCGTCAAGGGCCTTGAGGGGCGCGTGGCGGCAAACATGGTGGCGGTAAACCCCGGCTCGTGGCTGACAAACTTCATACCGCTGACACAGGGCGGGGCGGCGCTGGGGCGCTTCGACCTGCTCAGCGGCATGTGGGACACGCTCAGGGCGTACATAAGCGACGACGGCTTTGCAGGGCGCAGCGCCTTTCTGACCAACCGCAGGGGGAGCGATCCGCTTGTCAGGGGCTGGACGGAGAAGGCCTCGGCGGCGCTGGGCGCGCCGATGGAGATTATAGACCGCTTCACGGCGGACAGCCTTGTGCGCGGCAGATACCGGCAGAACATACGCAGGGGGCTGAGCGAGGCGGAGGCCATGAGGGAGGCGGACGGCTTTGTCTCCGGCGTGATGGCGGACCGCAGCAAGGGCTCTATGCCGACGTTCTTCGAGAGCAGAAACCCCGCGGCAAAGCTTGTCACGCAGTTCCAGCTTGAGGTCAACAACCAGATCGGCTTTTATTTCAAGGACCTGCCGCGGGAGCTTCGGGACAGGGGCGCGCTGGTTATAACGCGGGCGCTGCTGCGCCTGCTGCTCGGGTCATGGCTTTTCAACGAGGTATATGAGTTTTTCGTCGGGCGGCGTCCGGCGGTGGACCCCCTCGGGATGCTCAACGACGCGGCGGGGGACCTTACGGGCTGGGAGCTGCCAAACGTCGTGGAGATGGCCGTGGGCGCCGTGAGGGGCGAGAGGCCGGAGCTGCGGACGGAGAAAACGGGCGCTTACACGGCGGCGAAGAACCTCGCCGGAGACGCGGCGGAGCAGCTTCCTTTCATAGGCGGGCTGCTGGGCGGCGGGCGCCTGCCCATAAACAGCGCGCTGCCGAACGCGGGCAAGCTCGTCAGGGCCATAGCCGGCGAGGGCTGGAGCGCGGAAAAGCGGAGGGCGGAGGCGGCGAAGGCGCTGTCGGGTCCGGCGTCGTATCTGCTGCTGCCCTTCGGCGGCGGGCAGGTGAAGAAGGCCTACCAGGGCATAAAGGCGGCGGCGGAGGGCGGCAGCTACACCGTGGACGCCGAGGGACGTGACATACTGCAATTCCCCGTGTTCGGCGGCGGATGGGAGACGGCGAAAAACGCCGTGCAGGCCGCGATATTCGGCAAGACCTCGCTGTCGGAGGGCCAGGAGTGGGTAAGCAGCGGCTTCGACAGCCTCAGCGCGAGGGAGACGGCGGCCTATCAGGCGATGCTGGGCGCGGGCGTCAGGGACAGGGACGCCTACGGGCTGATAGAGCAGCTCGCGCAGTACGATCACAAGGCGGACAAGTTCGACATACTTATGGGCAGCGGCATATCCGACGAGGGAAAGGGCGCGGCTTATTACTCCCTGCTGGCCGGAGAGAGCGAGCGGGAGGCGCTGGATATACTCGGAGAGGCGGCGGCGCAGGCGGCTGCGGACAGGGTGAGCAGGTACGGGGAGATATCCGGGGAGCTGGAGGCGCTTGAGTCCTTCGCCGGCCTTGAGGTTGAGGCGAGGGAAAAGGCGCTGCTCAACGCGTGGAGGCTGTCCGAGGCGCTGGCGCTGGAGGAGGGCTCGGAGGGGCGGTATGAGCCGGCCTCGGGCTGGATGCAGTGGGCCGCCGGCGGCGGGGACGCGGGCGTGAGCGAGGCCGAGGCTATCCTGTTCAAGGCCGCATACGACATGAGCAGCAGCGACACGGACCCCGAAACGGGAAAGACCGTCAGCGGGAGCAAAAAGAAAAACACGCTCGAGCTGGCCGGTGAGCTGCTGCCGGGGCTGTCCGACACAGAGCTGGAGTATCTTATGTCGGGCTTCTGGAAATCCTGAGACGCGAAAACGCCCCCGGGCGGAGGGCCGGGGGCGTGCGGCGGGGGCTACGGGCGGGGGTCAGAAATCGGGGAAATCGCTTTCACTTACTTGTGTGGTGTCCAGATTTCCGTCTAAAACGGCGTAGAGAGTCAGAGTCCAGCCATTATAGTATTGACCGTCGAAATAGAAGTAAAAGGTGTCGTCACATTTGTAAAGGCGTGTATTATCACCAAACTTGAGCTCCGGGCCATACCAGGTATGGCCTGTGGCGTAGTATATTTCATAATCTTCAAGCGGCACATCTATCTCAACTGAACTGCCGGCAGAAACATAGAAGGACATTCGGTTACTTGCTCTGCGCGCGGAGTCTAAAAAATCATCGCATGTGGGCTCGAGCACTATGTAATAATCTGCATCGTCGGAAACTTCGACGGTAAGTGGCGCGAGCCTTTCAGAAAGCGGTTCATGCACGATTTCGCCGTTATATATGGGGACAGGGCTGGGGGCAGGTGTAGGCGCGGGCGTCGGAACAGGGGAGGTGGTTGGACTTGGAGCGGGAGCGGGAATTAAGCCAAAAGTGAGGGACGGACCGGTAGCTACAGATAATATTGGAGAGCTGCGCTCGGACAGTGGAGCGCGGGTCAGGGCCGAAGTAATCCATATAAGGCAGAAAACAATGATCACACAGGCAGCGGCGATAACGGCAACAGCGGCCTTTGCAGTGCCGGAAGGCTTTTTATCCTTTGGAATTTTCCGGAGTTTCCTTTCATCTACGACCTCGCCGGTTTCTTTGTCAACAATCAGGTATTCCTTCATATGATCACTCATTTCTCTTTTTTTCCACTTTATTATGGATTATTACCATAATATCGTCTGTTTATGGCAATGTCAAGTAAATGATTGAATGTTACCATATCCGGTGAGGAAAAGGCTTCTGCTGAAAGCTATTGAGTATTACCATGAGCCGGAGCGGGAAATATGGTAATGTTTAATAAAATATGAAGCATTGCCATGAATGGAGGGGGCGCGGTGAAAAAGTTCCGGTTTGAGGGAAGGGACAATGTATCCGGCGACCGTATCCGCGAGCTGCGGCTCAGGGCGAGACTGTCGCAGGCGGCACTTGCGGCGAAGATGCAGACCGAGGGCGTGATTGCGGAGCAGGACGTAATCAGCAGGATTGAAAGCGGCTCCCGACTTGTTACGGATTATGAGATTCTGGTTCTGACAAGGATATTCAACGTGTCCGCAGACTGGATTATCGGCACGGGAAGGGAAACGCCGCAGGGCGGAACGGGAGAAGATGAAAAGAGCTGACGCAGGCTGGAGGGCCGGCGGCAGCTCTTTTTTGCGGTGAAGCGGACTATTGACTTTCTGATTTATTCCGGTTTATTATGACGTTCAGGGAGGTGTCGGGCATGAATCACAGGGGAGCGACGCATTTTTCGTGGAATGACAGGCTGACGCTGGAGCGGATGCTCAGGCAGGGCTTTTCAAAGCCGGAAATCGCAAGGGCGCTGGGGAAATGCGAGCGGTCAATCTACTATGAAATCCGGCGCGGGCTGTGCGAGCAGCTTACTACCGATTTGAAAACGGAGGTGCGCTACTGCGCGGAGGCGGCGGAGCGGAAATACAGGCAGTTCCTGTCCGAGAAGGGGCCGGAGCTGAAAATAGGCAACGACCACGCGCTGGTCAGAAGGCTGGAGGAGCTTATCGTGCAGCGGCGCTTTTCCCCAGGCGCGGCGCTGGCGCACATCAGAAACGCAGGGGAGAGGTACGACACAGAAATCTGCGAGAATACGCTTTATAACTACATCTACAGGGGCGACGTGTTCCTGACGCTGAACGGGAAGCACCTGCATGAAAAGGGGCGGCGGCGCTACGCGGAGAAGAGCAAGAAGCACGCGGCGAGAGCGCCCCGTGGAGAGAGCATAGAGAACCGGCCCAAGGAAATTAAGAAGCGGGAGAGCTTTGGACACTGGGAAATGGACAGCGTTATGGGGTGTAAAGGCTCCAAAAAGACGCTGCTGGTTTTGACAGAGCGCCGGACCAGGATGGGGATAATCATTCTGCTGGAGGACCACACAGCGGCCAGCGTGGTCAGGGCAATCAACCGGCTGGAACGGAAATTCGGGAAGCTGTTCTACACAATCTTCAAAAGCATCACGGTGGACAACGGCTGCGAGTTCCAGGACTTTGAGGGGATAGAGCTTGCCCACCGCCGGAAGGGCAAGCGAACCATTGTATTTTTCTGTCACCTGTATTCCGCATACGAGCGGGGCAGCAACGAGAACATGAACCGGCTTATCCGCCGCTTCTTCCCGAAGGGGACCAGCTTTGACGAGGTGACGAAGGAACAGGTGGAGGAGGCGGAGCGGTGGGTGAACAACTACCCGAGGAAGCTGCTGGGCTGGAGGTCGGCCAACGACCTGTTCCGAGAAGAGGTGCAGGCGGTGGCCTGACCGGATGAAACTGCATAAAAACGCTATGGCCGAACACGGAAAATGCGTCCGGCAGGTTTGTTATGCACATTTTGTTGTGATTTGGCATAAAAACGGCGGCGGCGGTTTGGAGATACTGCTGATTATTCCGGTTTGCTGCAAATTATTGTTGATTTTTAGGTGGGCAGCCATTAATATTAGTTTGCAGGGTCCGAATCGGAAGATTCGGGACTTGGCAAGCTATTTTTTTATGCGTGCAGGAGGTGAAAAGAGTATGGCTTGCTACACTACACGCACTTATGAGGAGAGGAAAGCCCTTCAAAGACTATGGGAAGCCGGTGTCAGCGCAAGAGAAATAGCGGACAGGCTCAAGGCTCCGGTGTCCTTCGTCTACGCGGAGCTGCGGCGCGGCCAGGACGGGAGCCGGCTGGAGAACAAGCGGCTGCGCTATGACGCGGAGCTTGCGCAGCTGAAAATTCAGAAGGCATTCGAGAGCAGGGGACGCAGAAAAGGGAAAAGCGCGGACAGGAAGGGAGCGGACGGAGCGTGACAAACTTTGAGAAAATCACGGCGACGCCGGCGGCGCTGGGGGCGTTTCTGGCCTCGCTGACGGTGATTGAAAGCCCGTGGGAGGAGATGTTTCACCGGACGTTCTGCGCCGGCTGCGGCAAAGAGGACTGCGTCCGCTGCCCGCACGAAAGGGAGCGGAACGATCCGACATGGTGGCTGAGCCGCGCGGTGCAGGGAGGGCAGGAGGCCCCAGCGGAGCGGGAGACAGGAAAAAGCCCGCCGGAGGCGGGCGGGGAGGGACACAAGGACAAGGGGCGCCCCGCCCAACCTGTAAAGAAATAAGCAAAAGGAGGG